TCATCAACATCAACATCAGCTAGAGCAGCATACGCATCGGTCTTATCCTGAACATCGCCCATTACTTGCAATGAATAATAAAGCGAGGTTTGTGGAGACCTTAGCCACTCTTCAATGCATGCTTCATCCATGATAGCCAAATCTGACCACCAATTGTATGAATATCCATGGAGAAGTCCACTGGTTTGGTAGAGAGTCATGATGCCATCGGCAACACGCTTATAATTCTCCCAACCAACTTCACTGGCGATTTCTACATCACCATAGTTATATGTTTGTACACCAAAGGTACCAGAGTCACGATCTACAGTACGACCAATAGGTGGTGCGATTTCTGGTGTACAGGTGAAGCCATCAGCATCCTGTGAGCGATAGCTACAAGACGCTGTAGGCGCGATAGCAAACGCTCTGACCATATTGTACTCATGTGCAATAAGAGAGGCGTCACGGATGCCTGCAGCAAGTTGCTGTACAAGAGAGAATGCAGCAGTAGCTTCTACTTTATTAGTGTTATATTGTTCTAAGGCACGACCAAACTGTTCATAACTAACGCCGTATCGTCTTAGCAGATTGGCAAGACCAAGTACACCAAGACCAACCTGACGATCTGTCTCTGATGGTAGATACTCACCACTATCTCCTACACCAGTTTTACCGTGTAGTTCACATAGTTCTTTCATACCTTCTGCAAATGCAGTAGGAATCTGATCAAAACTACATGCTCCCAGGTTCACATGCTGTAAAAGACAAGTACCACGACTAGGTAAATATACTTCTAAGCATACATTACCACGGATACGTTGTGTCCCTTGATACTTAACTTTGTTGAGCCAAATGTCACCAGCCTTGATACCTTGGATTAGCAAGTCTCGTAGCTCTTGTGACATATCATCCCACCATTCTTGTGTGATGTTAACGCAACGTTTGACCCAAGGTAGTACATCACGTGGTGTTGTAACAAACTCTTTTAGGTCATTATGCCTAGCGTCAATATGCAGAACTATTGCTCCGTTTTTATATTTTCCGCCCCTTCTGAGAGTTTCGTTAAGAGCCGAATAGATTCGTCCAAATGATACAGGACCACTCGCAACGACGCCAGAGTCTCTCGTGAAGCCTCTGTAGTCAAGTTCTGATAGGTGGATTGCAACGCCTGCGCCATTGCGTAAAGCGTGACTAGCGAACTTCCAGGATGCTTCGATGCCATTGGGACCTTCCATTTCATTTGATACGTTCATAACCGTGCACGACACGGGTAATCGGCCATCGGGATCATCGATCCACGACTGAACACGACCAGTTCTAGAAATTAATTCACTCATTTTACAAGATCATCGAGAGTAGGTGGTTTATAATTAGGCCCTTTTAAAACCTTACCGTCGGACCTTCGGATAGGTTTATTATCTAGTCCAAGTTTGGATAGGTTTGATTTATGAATACGGTCTAATGCTTCTTCTAAATCCCATTCCATGTTCTCTGCATATTGAAAGCAGACATAAACAAGATCAGCTAGTTCCTTAAGTTCATCTGCATAACCTTCTTCGGTTGCTGCATACATAAATTCTTTGAACTCTTCAACGATCAAATCCCGTTGCATAGTCCGGCTCCCCGTAGAGTTCTGGATCCCATACGCTGTTCGAAACTGGATTGCTTGATCCGAAAGTGATTGTTTTTGTAGATGTTGTGTTGTCAAGTTCATTCTCAAGATAGTGGATAGCCTTTTTAAGGTCAGACGCTTTCGTGTTAGAAGCCTTGTGACCGGCTCGGCAAGTATATTTAATAACATTACCTAAATGGTAACTGAGGTTTTGATCTCGGATAAAATCCCAGACTTCTATTGATCCTCTAGTGTAGTGTGAGGGAGATTCCATTGGGCGAGTAGTTGTCCTACGTTGTTAGTAAGAATAAAATTAGTTTTTTGTAGTTGTAGAAACAACTCAATCATTTGATCTGGAGGACACCTCTTCAACAGTTCCTCCATTCTTTTTAGTTTAAACTCTTGTTCTAGAGTTATGTCAGTCACTGGCATTGGAGGGAGTCCATAAGATGGGTCTGTTCTCTTTGAAGTCATAATCATCAGCAGTTAGTATCTTAGCTAAGCGTGCATTGAGTAGTGCTTCGTCACTTGTAAGACCTTTAGACTCAAAAGCTTTTACAACGCTATCCCAAGTGTAGCCATGTTCAGAAAAAAATTTTATGCTAGTTTTTACACCGAATCCAGGTGCACCAGAGTAACCATCTGTGCTGTCACCAGCAAGAGTTTGGATAAGAAACCATTCCCAGCCAGATTGCTTATCTATTGTAAAGGTTTCTTCTAGATTGTACAGAGTACCAGGTATTTGTTTCATGTCCTTGTCAGGGGACACAATTACACATTCATCATTTGATGTTGCATGAATACCCATAGCATCATCTGCCTCTAGTTGTGGCATCCTAATAACACGATAGTGCTCATGTAATTTGTGTATTACTCGTCTATATCCACAAGGTTTCTTGCGATTCCTGTGACCTTTATAAGATTTTTCAACCGACTTACGAAAATTAATAGCATCACTAAAGAACAGAATAACATCTGTATCGAAGAAAGCTGATTTAATTTTATTGAGTTCTCTAGTAACATTAGCATATGCTTCACTAAATCTACTGCCGACCATGATTACATCATCACCCCAATCAATGTCATACTCAGCTGATGCACATGCTTTGTAGACAATGTAATCAGCATCGATCAGTAGAGTAGTCATTTACCTTGACCCCTACTCATCTTGCGATCACCCTTTGGTTTAGATAGTTTACCTTGACCTTGGGTTGTTTTTTTCTTAGTAGATTTAATCTCCTGTCCGTTTTTCTTCGAGTAAAGCATTAGTGGGTTTCGCTCCAGTTGGTTCCAGTGGTTGCTTCGGCGTCGATACGACACCTGATGTTGTAGTATTCACCAGCTTCTGTACTGCTAAGTACCAAGGATGAACATAAGTCTGTGGCGTGTTCGGGAGAACACTCGAATTGTAATTCGTCATGAACAAATGCTAGTTGTGAACAGCATAGTTTTAGTTGTTTGATGTTGTGTTGGTTGATAAGCATCCAACGTTTTGCCAGGATTGCAGAGTTTCCTTGCAAGCAGTAGTTCAGCGCTTTATGCGGGCTATCCACGATAATTTTTCTGTCATCGATAGCTTTGATGTATCCACGTTCTGAAGCTTTTTTAATTGCATCCAGGAGATCACCGAGTCCTTCAATCGCCTCAACATATGCTTCTCTGATCTCTTGTCCTTTTTTCTTAGCTGCCGAGGATGAAAGAAGTTTGTCATAGCTGTGTCCAATTTTTTCATTGCCTGCCCCATATAGCATAGCATAAGTAACTGTCTTTACTTGTTTACGACTGATCCCTATCTTATCAGCATTGACTTGATGGATATCACCGTTAAGTAAGATGTCAGCATAACGACCACCATCATACTTGGCTAGGAAATGCGAAAGCATTCTTAACTCGACCCCTGCTAAATCTGCCCCCACCATTACTAAACCAGGACTAGCAGTAAATAGCTGCCTAAATCTAGGATCACTGGGAACTTGAGCGAGGTTGGGGTTACGATGCGCTTGCCTAAATGTTGCAGTAGCTACTGAACAATGGTGATGTATCCGACTAGCAGTCGTAGATAGCTTCAGCCACGCGTTTGCGCCTTCTGAGATCATCCCAAGCATTTTCGTTACCGTCAAACATCTCGCAAACTGCATAGCAATCGGAGATCCAATCTCCGTCAGTACAACTTCGTCGATGATAGATTTCCCAGTAGCTGTCAGTTGTGTCGGCTTCCAGCCATAGTATGTTTGCAGGATCCATGAAATATGATCTCGTGAAGTGATGTTTGTTTCTTTTAAGCGTGTGAATGGAGCGTCTTTGACATAGCCTTGGGTCCGATTATTTCTCTTAGGAGTAAATACTGATCCGGCAACGTAAGGGTGCCTGTCACGTAGTAGTTGATAAGTTTGCTCAAGCTCTCGTCTGAGAGTAGATGCAAGTTCCCATGCAGAGCGTTCATCAAAATACCATCCATGTAGTTCCTGTTTTGTGAGGATGTCGGCGGACTCATGTTCTAATTTAATCCACTCAGGTATGGTTGAAAATGTTTCCAAAGTTTGTTCGTAACAACAACGTCTTGTATCATGTAATCTTGCATTTCTTGTGACCACTCCTTCCAATCTGTGTCCTTACCAAATGTACCTTTGTTCTCAGATAGACGATAACCGTAAGCTTCTAGACTATGGCGACCATATAATTTAAGAGGCATGTCTTTCCAGACACGTTTCTTATCTATATCTAGGAGGTTCGGGTGATACAAACGACTGAGCAGAAGAGTATCCAGGCAATCACCAATACGTCTAAACCAGGGGTATAACTTATTAATGATAGCAAGATCGTACCCAATAATGTTATGCCCAATAATACACTCAGCGTCCTCCAGATACTGAAGACCTCTAATAATTGGTTCAGTAGCTGCTTTATCTGTTGCATGTTTAAAGGATTGGTCATTGTAAACCATTGTTTGATCAGTTTCTGTATCATAAATACAGAGACAGTGGATCTTGGTAACATCACAGAGTAATCCGTCAGTCTCTAAATCAAAGATCAGCATTACTTACCGTGCCATTTGTATGTCTTATCGACAAACTGTGCTCTAGCAATTGCTTGAGTTGTTGGTGGGTTAGGACGTTTCAATTCAGAAGTCTGTTGATGGATTGAAGTCTGCTGTTTCTGTTGTTTCATTGAATTTACAGGTAGATAAATCATAATTTAATCGACAAGCAACGCCTGTTTCCCCAGAGTAGCGATTTTTGAGAATTCTAACAGTTGTATCAGAGTGTTTAGATCCACTCTGCTGATCTCTTTCGAGTCCAATAACTGCATCGCTAAGTTGAGCGATTGCCGCACTTCCTCTAAGTTGTCCGAGTGTAACACGTGCACCTTCTTCATGATTTTGATCCGATGATGTGCGCTTAAGATGCGACACAAGAAATAAAGCAATGCCTGTGCGCTCCACTAGTGAACGTAGGCGGGTCATAGTAGTGTCTATCATACGTCGCTCATCTCCATCCAATCCACTGAGGAGGATGGATAAGTGATCGAGAAAGATAACTTTGGTATCAAGACCTGCAGCAAGATATTCAATACGATTGTAGATGATATCAGGATCAAAAGATCCAAACCCATCAAACAAAAATAAATCCCAATTGGCAAGCGTTCTCTCATAGGCTTCAGTCAACGTAGAACGATCGTGTTCACCCATGTGTAATGCTTTACCAACAATAGGAGACATAAGTCCTAAAGC